TGCGGTGGCTGGATTCTCAATGAGAGTAAGGAATTTTGGCCCATACAAGACTTCCAGCAGAGCAATTAAGGGCATGCGTGAATACGCAAAACTTCAAGGATACAGCGATGACCAGTTGGATAAGGTTGAAGAATAGGAGGATACAAGGATGAGAACACATGATTATATCGTAAATTTTTTGAGTGGAGATTCCACGGTGGTAAAGGGCGTCACAGATGTAGAGGTACACAAGCGGACAAGATACAGCCTCAAGTTCAATCTTGAGAATGGACTGTGCTATATGTACAAGATGAGTAGTGTGAAGAATTTCTTTCCAGTAGAAGAATAGGAGGTGTCACTATGAAGTGGGTAAACATAGAAAGCTGAGTGGAGAACTTCAGCAGCAGTTAGAGGAACAGTGGAACTATATAGCAAAGGTTTACGGTGTAGCAGCCGATGACGCTGAGCAGGTGGAACAGTTTAAGGAAGATGACTGGTCTGACGGATTCTTTGAAGCTGACATGGCTAAATACTATGAGCTGGAAAGTAAGCTCAAGGCAGCAGTTTAAACATAAATTTAATCAGGAGGAGAACACTATGAAGAAGGAAATGAACGATAAAGCAAGTAAGGTATTGGAGAAGGTCAAGAAGTTGCTGGCGTTGGCAGACCAGTCCAAGAACAATTCAGAGGAAGAAGCCAAGGCAGCAGCATTAAAGGCACAGAAACTGATGGCTGAGTACAATCTCACCCTGACGGATGCTGAGGAAGATGAAAAGCTGGAAATCACAGACGCAAGATACAATTGCGGTGGAGATAACCAGTGGAAGTTCAGTCTGGCATCTGTAATTGCTAGGAACTTCAGATGTGAAGTGTTCTGGCTGAATAAGAAGATTGCTTGTTTCTACGGTTACAAGACAGATGCCGAGATTGCCAAGGAAGTCTTTGGAACACTGTTCAAAATTTGCAAGAAGCGTATGACGCAGGTGGCAGATGCCGAGTATTACAGAACAGGCAGTTCACGTGGAGTGAGATATGCTTTCACTCAGGGTTTTGTAGCTGGTGTAAAATCAGCATTGGATGCCCAGTGCACCGCCTTGATGATTGTAGTACCTAAAGAGGTCAGCGACCAGTACAATGAGGAAATTGTCAAGACTTCCAAGACATTCGGCATTAAGTATCAGGGTACAACCAACAACGGCAGATTCCAGAAGAAGTTTTATGAGCAGGGGCAGCAGGAAGGCAGAGAAGCTATGAACAAGAGGTCGATTGAAGGAGGGAATTGATGATGGGTGTTCTGTATGATATAGCCAATGGAAAGAACGTGTTCAACCAAGTGACTGATAAAGAGAGTGCAGAACGCATTAAAAAGGATATAGAAGCAGGCAGACGTGATAGAATGGCTGGTTATTATGACAAGTGGTATCGGTACAACAGAAGTGACGATGGTGCTGCCTACGATAAAGGTCAGCAGATAGCCATGAAGAATAAAACTTGTCCACCTGACGTTAAATTTATACCATGTATGCACTAATTTAAAACTCAGGAAACCAGTCATATTTGGTTTTCCTGAGTTAAACACAATAAAGATTGGATTGATGATATGAGCAAGTCAACGTATGAGAGAAGGAAGACAGCTGGATTATGTACCCAGTGTGGTAAAGTCCACGTGGAATACCGAACTGTATGCCCTGAATGTGCTGCTAGGTCTTATGAGAAAAAGAAGCAAAGGATGCAGAAAAGGTCTGAGGAAGGCATCTGCCCTGAGTGTGGTAAGAAGCCAGTTGAAGTTGGAAAGTCTTTGTGTAGGGATTGTCTTGATAAGAAGTCTGCTGAGCGTAAGCACCTGCGGGAATGGAGAAAGCAACGTGGTTACTGTGTGGAATGTGGTGATAAAGCGGTTGCTGGTGAAACCCTATGTAGTAGGTGTAAGATGAATAAAAGGGATTCAGTCAAGCCACGTATATATACACCAGAACAGGTAGAAGCTAGACGGAAAAAAGACAAGCAGAGGTATAGTAACCGCAAGATAAATGGTATGTGTACTGCCTGTGGTAAGAGAGTAAAAACTCACGGAACATTATGTGGTCGGTGTTATTCTAAGGTCAAAATCAGAGCAGAGGCAAACAAGAATGATTTAAGCAGAGGTGAGATGCCTGAGTATGGTATCTGCTACTGTTGTTGTAAAAAGCCTGTTATGCCTGGAAAAAGGGTTTGTGAGGACTGCTATGAGACTAGAATGGAGTCAATCAGCAAGATAATGTATATGACCAAGGAAGAAAAGAACGTCAGGGAGTGCGGATTCAAACTGATTGGTATGTAATGTTTTACCATAAATTTAATAGAACAGCTTTATTCAAAATATAAGGAGGGTAATCAAAATGGGAAAAGTCAATAAAATCATGAAATCAAGGAAGGAATGTAAATGCAATCGGTGTGGTAAAGTCATTCCAAAGGGCAGCACCTATTATCGTGGAACAATCAACGTCCACCCAGACATCGTCCGCTGTGAAGTCTGTGGGTTGGAAAACTGGGAAGTAACAACCAGTGAGTACCAGCTTGCCGTGGGTGAGATTGCGTATAGATGGCAGGAGAACTATGGACTGGATGATGAAACAGCCAGCTCAATTGCAGATGAACTCAGCAACATAGCAGACGATTGCCAGGACAAGTTAGACAACATGCCAGAGAGCCTTCAGGATTCCGACACAGGAAGCCTTTTACAGCAACGTATTGAGAACTTGGAAAGCGTCATTAGTGAGTTGGAGAACGTTGACTGTGATGAGATTCGTGATACTGTTGTTACTAACTATAATGATGCTACTGGTGCTGAGCTGGAGGTACTTGACTGGGATAAGCCTGAGCAGTATGATGACTTTGACATCGTGGAGTCATTCCAGAATGAGTTGTCTGAGCAGATTGAGAATGCTTTGAGTGAATTGGAGGTGTAGTGTATGTGGGCTATTAAAACTTGTGCTTCCATGCTCATCTGTTTCTTTATTGGGTTGATGTATGGAGTGATAAAGGCAGAGTATCAGAGGTATAAGCAGCGTGATGTAAAGAACCAGCCGAGGAATGTGAGATGTTGTCTGCCGTATGCTACTGTTAAATGCCAGCGTACTATAAGAGACTTTGAATGCAAGGGGTGTAAAGAATGCCCAATCTACATAGGGTATACAATGGGAGGTAAGCAGAAGGATGAAAAAGCCAAAAACTTGGAAGGAAAGACTGACTAAATCAGCGTTGGAAGGTAAAGAGTTACACCACCGTGCGTTGTGTAACTATTACCATAGCAGAAATCAGTCGGCAGAATTTGAGGCATATGAATACGAAGGAAGGTTTGGAAGTGGCGTGGTAGTATTAGAGCCAGACAGAGTTCATCATGCCGCTGTAGTGGTCTACTATATAAGTGTTTAAGTTTAAATTTATCGGAGGTGTCTATGGATATATTTACAGTTTTTATCCAAAAGATTCACAACGTCACTGAGGGCAAGCACGTAGTGCTGGTGGATTGTGATACCGATTGCTATGGAGTCACAAAGCACAATCAGGTGGTTTTCTTCAAGACTAAGTGGAACAGAATCAAAAACCAGATGAAGTATCTTGAGACTGAAGGTATGGATTCTGCATCCTTTAGGTACTATGAAGAAATCCTGTCTGATGTGGAGTTCTATGAGAGGTTTGAGAAATCTCTCAGTGAGTTCAGTGACAAGGAGATTATTGATGAAATCAACAGAAGGGTAGCAAAAGGCAGCATTACAGTCAGTACCATCATAGCAGTAAAGGCAGGTGAGTCAAGTGAGTAGCACTAAGGAAGTTGTGGAAGAACTGAAAAAGAAGTATAAGAAAACCCACGTGGATTGGAAGGAAATATGCTTTGTGATGGCTGACTACTTTGCTAATACTCCACCTGCTTCTTGTCTTTGCTGTACGAACCATATGAAGAATGTTCATATGTATAAGGATAGCGATGAAGTATTTGGCTGTGATGGTGGTTGTAATTCTGAGGATAAAGCAGATGCTGAGAGTGTGATTGAGTCTGCTATCGAAGCAGTGAAGCATGAGCGTTATAAGCAGAAGCAGGAACAGCAGAAGAAGGCAGCTGGGAATAAGAGAATGACGTGGGATGGCACTAACACTGAGGAAGTGGTTGACTTCTGTGCTAGTTGGGTATATGACTTATGCCACATTTATTCCACATTTACGAATCAGGTGACAGGTGAGTTGACCTTGTGTATTGAACCTGCTGATACTATGAGGAAATCTTGCTTATATATTCCAATCGGCAAGACAGTAGTTAGGGTGTGGAATACTTCAGGATTTGGTCACGAGTGTACTATCAAGGTTGAGTAGGAGGTGAGTATAATGCCACAGCAGAAGCCGTTACAAGGCACAGCAAGACAAAAGAGGAATAATTGGAGGTTGGGAAGTGGTTCATACAGCTTCAGAGGTGAGCTCAAAGGTGGAATTTCGCTCAACAAGCGGATTCTTAACAAGAGAGTACGTCACAACTCAAAGGAAGCACTTCAAGGGGCAGATTACAAGAAAACAACCAAAACATTAAGAATGGTGGATTTCACCTAGTAGGAGGATGAACTATGTACAAGGAGTACGAATTGAACAGAACGACATACAAGCACATTAAGCGTATGAGCCGTGAGGAACTGGAGTCATTTCTGAGAAATATGCACGCTGAAGCGTATAACCAAGGCGTTCACGCTATGGCGAGTGCCGTGTCTACTAAGGTGGAAACTGCTTTGCGTAACACACCTGGAATTGGTGAGAAGCGTTTCAACGACATCATTACTTCCATCAACGCAGAGTTGAACAAGGAAGATTCATAAACACTTTAAACAGTAAATTTTCTAAGGCGGTGTGGAAGGGATTCTGCACCGCTTTTTGTATAGTGATGTAGTTGCCTTATTTTAAGTATAATCAAGATGGAAGGAAGGTCAATAAAGTATGAAGCAAATCACACTAGAGGATTGTAAACAGCTTCAGGGTAAGTTCAAGAAATATTGTGAAACCGCAGAGCAGCACCAGTTCGGACTGCTTTTGATGGTTGATATGATGATGGAAAAGACCATTAGAAGTCTGGAACGAGGTGAGCAGACTACTCAGAAAAACCTGTGTGCTATGTTCCGTGTGGTACTGAGGACTATGGGAGAAGATTACAGCCAGTACGTGGTTGATGGGGGTGACGAGAATAATGGTTAATATCAAAGGTTTGGACAAAGCAGTATTACTTTCAGCACTATACAACGCAGCCAAAGCAGGAGAACGCCCAGAGAGCCAGAAGGAAATGACACCAGAGGAAGCCCAAAGCATTATTGACGTATTTGGACTGAGCTATGTGGAGTTGAATGGAAGGTTTATTGGAGTGGATATGTCTGGAGTGACTATGAGAAACCTGTCTTATGATTCTAGGAACGGTGCTGGGTTGTGCGGAGATGTAGTGAGAAAGCTGAGAGCAGACATTATTCCTAAGAAGCCACAGACCATCCGCATTGGTAAAGGCTATTCTATGGAAGAAGTGAGAAAGCTGAGAAATGGTTCAGATGGCAACTTTGTCAGCTATGTAAAGAGTGAGATGGTGAAGCAGCTGGCTGAGTATCTCATGAACTCAGAAGCCGTCACTATCACCCAGAGTCAGGACACTATCAATGACCAAGTAAAGTACACAGCTCAGTTAGAGGTGCTTATGCCAGATAAAGGCGGTGATGAAGGTTGATTGAGTTTCGGAATGTAAAAGGACATATAGAGGTGTATAAAGATGGTGAATTCATAGTTTCGGCTGATAATAGACGTGAGGCTGAGGAAGAACTTGACGAGATAGGAGTGGAATATTGATGAATAACCATGTTATTAAGTCGTTTGGCGTGAAAACCTATGAGGTGATTAAGGTTTACAGCCACATTAAGGATTCTGAGAAAGTTGAGTATGACTTGCTTGTGGAAGATAAGGCAACTGGCCAGCTTCAGTTCCTTTTCAATTTTAAAGTAAGTTTATCACAGTACCCAGATTATCTGGAAGAAGGTAGCTGGTTTGCTTGTTTCGTTGGTGAAACGGATGAGTTAATGAAGCATTTGAGGTGATATGTCTTGTCTGTAGAAGCAATTAAGGGTATGAAATTTTCATACTGCTGGAAGGAAGATGAAATTTGGGGTTATACCACCAATAACGGAGGTGTACAAGTAGACGTCAACCACGAAGTAATAAATTGCATTTACGCCATAGGAAAGAACCAGAGCAGGCAGCTAGAGGTTCAGATTGATAACTATACATCGTTTAGGGTAGCAACCAGACCATCTATCTCATCAGGCTATAAAGATGAGCTCACCAACGACAGGTCACTCAGTAGGAGTTATGGGAACGCCTTGCCTGAGTTACCTATGGAAGTTGTTTTGGATTGTATTGAGAACGATGACGATGAGAGTTATGCTGGCATAGCTGTAAAGAGATGTCTTATGAAATGCCTGAGTAGTATGAAGATGGATGCTGCGTGTAAACGTAAATTTAAAGGCATTCTGGATTCTTGGAGAAGTAGAGTGAAGCTAGACAAAAAGGTTTGAAAGAATTTTAAGAAAACACTTTACTTTTGAATTGAATAGTAGTATGCTAGGGTTGTGATGAAAGGTAGGTGAGATGGGTTGAAGTATAGTAAGTATATGCCCTATTTGGGCAAGAGGGTACTAGTGATGTCAGTTCCTTCAACTTATAACAAAGCAGACATCATAGGCTTTTATGGAACAGTCACAAAGGTCTATGAAAATGGACGGAATAACATTGGTGTACGTGTAGATGGTAAGCTCAATGAAGCGAGCACCTACGGTGTGTATTGGTTGAGTAGAAATCAAGTAGAGATTCAGGAGGATGAGGAAATGGTAGGATTTGGAAAAGTAGCAATTGTGAATTTGCTGGAAGATTACAGCAAGAAGGACTATGCTTTTGCCCTGTATGAGAGCGAGTATGGGCTGCTGAAGTATAATGAGGTGTCTGGAAAAGGCAAGATGCCGATGGTAGTGGTCAACCCACGAGGCAAAGACAACCGAGTGCTGGGAGTAGTCACCAAAATCCTTGATACTGAGGAATATGGCAAGGGTGTAACTGCTCAGGTGATTGGTGTAGTAAACACCGTTGGGTATGATGCTAGGGTTGCCGAGGAAGAACGGCTCAAAGAGGTAGCCAAGCGGAAAGCAGAGATTGAGAAGCAGCTGCGCAAGGAGATTGAGAAAATCAATAACATTGAACTGTATGAGAAGATGGCTAAAGAACACCCTGAGAACGAGAAGCTGGTTGCCTTGGTAGCTGAGTTGAAATGTCTGGTGTAAGCCTATGAAGAAGGGAACGATGAGAGAAACAACAATTACAGGCAAGAAAGTTGAGGAAGTACAGATAAACGTTACTTCCATTGAACTTATCAACGGACTTGCCAAAGTTTTCGGAGTATCACCAGCAGTCCAGAATGATGAAACAGACTGTAAATGGAGATGTGAAGGCAATAAGCTGGAGAGATACATCAACAAGTCATACCATGGCAGTCCTAACTGGGTGCTGGTAGATACTATTGATAACACCGTTAAGGTGGAAGCATATCAGTGCCTTATCAAGCTCAAGAAACTATTGGAATTGGAGGAAGTCTATGGTTGATGAGATTCTAAGTAAATTAAAAGAGGACATACAGAAGGAGAGAACCAATCAGCAGGAGAAGGCAACCAAGAGTAAGGGTGGCTGTAGTGACTGCGAAAAGTACATCACTCCCAGAGGTCAGATTGCTGCTTTGGATAAGGTCTTGAAAATGGTAGATTCAGCCATAGATAAAGCACAAGCCCAGCAAGGGAGTTGGGAGTACCAGGCAGCTATGACTTTCTATGACGCTGTGAGGTTGTTGAGTAGTGGCAAAAAGGTAGCCATCCGCAGAGACTATCAATGTCCAAAAGTTCCTGTGGTTCGGCTGATAGGAGAGTTTGAGCACGAAGATGAGGTGAAGCTGGATTGTGTAGCTGATAGAGAGTGCTTGACCTATGACTTGGATGAAACTATTCCAAACCTAACCACCATTGCAGTGAGCAGTTACGCAGATTCCAAGAATGCCTCAAAGGCAATTAAGTACATATACAGCACTCCACAGCTAAACTACATAACAGCAGTATTAGAGGATGATACTGAAGTGCCGTATAAGTTGGACGTGGTTGACCTTGTGCACTGCTATGGAGGTTTATATACCGAGCCAGTCAAGGTACACCTGGACTTTATGAAGCAGTACCGCCCAGGTGTAAGAACAAAAGCATCATCAAGAGACATCACAGTGTATATTGATAAGATTGAGGACGTGGTTGACTGGATTCTCCATAATGTGCTAGATGAGATGTCGGCTGATATAGTGATGACGATGCCTGATGGTAGAATAGCAACTATCTCAGCAGTAACACGAGATAGCGTGCTAACATTAGACCATCTCAGCCATCCAGAAGGATAAGAGTGTATGTAAGGTGGTAATGCAAGTTGCCACCTTATTTTAGTTGATGGACTAAGATTGGAGGAATTTGTATGAGACCATTAAGAGTATTGAGCATTGACTTTGATTACTTTGTGGATGCTACGATTGGAGAGCGTGCTGAGTTGTTTCCTGATGCTAATGATAACTTGCCTGCTGAGTTGGGTGCTTATATATGGGCAACCCACTACGCAGAGGAATCAATCAACCCACATAAGAGACCACTCAAAGACATAGATGTTAGGAGAGAGGAACTGTCTCAGCTTATGGAGTGTATATGTGATTGGGGGCATGATATTGGCTGGATTGCTATTTGTGAATCTCATAAGCATATCCTTGGATATATTGAGACGTTGCTTGGAAAGTATGGCAATTGGCACGCTATACAGTTATTACACATAGACCATCATACCGATTGCTATGATATAGGGAATGAGTTGAACTGTGGTAACTGGTTGAATTGCCTGGATAGACTGATTATCCGTTATGGAGGGGGTATGAAAGTGACTTGGGTTGGTAATGTGGATTCTGATAATGACACTACTGGTGCTATAAAGCATAGAATCATTGATAGATGCGGTAAGTGGGATATGCTAAAAGATACTAAGGACTTCTTCAGCGGTGAAGCACCTGACTTCATTTTCCTTTGTAAGAGTTCTCCGTGGACACCACCTCACTTGGATGACTACTTTGACTCAATTGCTAAGTTGCTGATAGATTGCCACGGTGCTAGTTGCACAAACTTCATAGATGGAGCAGTACCAGCCAACCGATGGAGTGAAATGTTTCGGCAGGTAGTAGACCAAACTACACAGCAGTATTTACAGGTTAGAGCAGACATAGCTTGCGAGAAGATGACTGGAAGTTTTGAAGGACTGAAGCTGGATGAGGATGCTCTTGAAAGGGCGTTGAAGTAATGTGATAGGAGGATGATAAAATGTTTGAGGTACGTGGGAAGTATAACATATGTAAGGTATTCACTGATAATTGTGATAATGAGACGATAAGCCAGCTGAGCAATCTACTCAACCAAGAGTCAGTCAAAGGCTCACGCATCAGGATAATGCCAGATACTCACGCAGGTGCAGGTTGCGTTATCGGTACAACGATGACCATTACAGATAAGGTTATACCAAATCTAGTAGGCGTTGATATTGGATGTGGTATGTTGGCTGTAAAACTGGTTGAGACTGAGGTTGACTTGAAGGAACTTGATGCTATGATTCACTGCTATATTCCTGCTGGGTTCTCCATTCACGAGAAGGCAATTGCCCAGTCAAGAGCAGGAGAAATCAAAGCACCGATTGATATTGATAGGGCTGTAAAGAGCCTTGGAACGCTGGGCGGTGGAAACCACTTTATTGAAGTGGATAAGGATTCTGGTGGAAACTTATGGTTGGTAATCCATACTGGAAGCCGTCATCTGGGAATTGAAGTATGCCATTATTATCAGGATTTGGCATATGATAGACTGAGGAAGGGTGAATTGAAGAAAAAGGTGGAAGCTGCTGTGGAGCGTTTGAAGGCTGAAGGACGGCAGCGTGAGATTGAGAAAACCATTAAGGCTATCAAGTCACAGCAGTCATCCATACCAAAGGAACTATGCTATGTATCTGGTAATGACTTTTATGACTATATCCACGATATGCATATAACACAGGAGCACGCAAAAATCAATAGGCGTACCATAGCAGACCTTATACTCAGTCACTCAGGGTTACACGAGGCAGAGCAGTTCGACACTATCCATAATTATATAGATACTAGCAGTATGATTTTGCGCAAAGGTAGCATTTCCGCTTGTAGTGGAGAGCGTGTGCTGATACCAATGAATATGTGTGATGGTTCTTTGATTTGTATAGGTAAGGGGAATGCTGACTGGAACTATTCTGCCCCGCACGGTGCTGGTAGAATTATGTCTAGGAGTCAGGCAAAAGAGAAGGTGTCTATGGATGAGTTTAAGGATTCTATGGAAGGTATTTACACCACTTGCGTATGTGAAGCTACGTTGGATGAGTCACCTATGGCGTATAAGCCTATGGAAGAAATACTCAGTAATATCAAGGAAACTGTGGAAGTGGTGGATGTTATAAAGCCAATCTACAATTTTAAGGCGAACTGATATGGATAAGAAGCTGGAAGAAAGCAGGGAAAAGTTACGCCAGACATTCAAAGAATACCCAGAGGTTAAGAAAGCCTATGTGGAAACGATTGAAGAATTGAAAAAGCCTGAAAATATGAAGCGTATGGTTGATAATACTGTTAAATTTATGGAAGCTATCCAAAAATTGCAAGAGGAAGCAAGGAGAAGAAAATGAGAGCAAAATTCATTGGAAAACTGGAGGTTGTTGTGACTATGAAATTATTGAGAAATGTCCTGAGTGTGGTTGAATTGGTTGTAACTATTGTGTTATGGCTGCCGTTGGCTATTATTGTGTCTATGATAGTGTCCATGTCGCTATGATTGATGTGGCTAGAGATTGAGAGGTGATGGGAATGATGACGCTGGAAGAAGCGATTGAGCACTGTGACGAAAAGGCTGACTGTACTGAGTGTGGAAAAGAGCATAAGCAGTTAGGTGAGTGGCTGAGAGAACTGAAACGGCTGAAAAGCGGTGGAACAGTGACGAATGAGAAGTTGATTGCTTGGCTTTGTGGAAGATTCTCAGCCGACTATGTATGGACGATTGAGAAGCTGACTGAGAAGGTTCTGGAAGTCTGTACTGAGGAAAGTGACTGGACTAAGGTTGCTGACTGTGTAGAGTGCGATGGAGAAGCTGCTGGGTGTAATAACTATACCTGTGATGATTGTAGTTGTTATAAAGATTGCCCTTTGTTCTGTAATACGTTGGAGGATTGAATATGGTTGGATTCTCTGGTAAAAGTGATAGGTGTACTTCCTATGTAGGAGTGACCTGTGTGAACGGTAGCTGTCCGAATGCCTTGGCTGATGAATATCCTGAATATGGGTATGAGCACTGCTCTTGTGATGAGTGTGGTTACTATAAAGGGTGTGATGATTGTGCTATGGTTGGGACGGACTACTGTGAGAAGAAATGAGGTGAGTGAGTGTCTACTTTCTTATGTACTAGATGTGGTGCTATTGAGAATACTGCAACGAGTTCCTATTGGATTGATACTAGAGATGGGAAACCCCCAATTTGTTCTAAGTGTAAAACTGGAACCTGGCATGGTGAGTTTCCACGAACTCATTGGTCATCCTTGGGAGTGGGAGAAGTTCTCAGGTTGCAGAAACTTGACCATGGAGATTTAATCAACGGCAGGGAACATCTGAGAAATATTGGAGTTATTGGAAGTAAGAAGAATACATATAAAGAGGTGGAATGGGAAGAATGAACAAAATGATTCCAGTAGAGATTCAGGAAAGAGTTGACCTCATTGAGTTCACTTTGGATGAGTTGGAAAAAGAGGTATTTGATACTGAAAGACGTGTGATGGTTGAGTCTATCTGGGAAACTATGTCTGAGATAAGGAAACTTGGGTGGGAATACCACCTGCCTAGTAGAAGCCTGAAGCCGTTGACTGTATGTAACTTGGAGATAAAGCCTGTGCTGGAAGGTGAGACTGCTGATGAAGATGACCTGAGAAATACCTATACTGAGTGGCTGTAGAAGTTCTACCAAAACTTTTTGAAAGAAATTTAGAAAAACCACTTTACTTTTGTTCAAAATCGTAGTATACTGAGGTTGTAGATGAGAAATCAACGCAATTTCAGTGTATTAGAGGTGAGAAGGATGAAAGCAGAGGACATCAGAGCAAGGCTGCTCAAAGCAGAAGAGAACGTCAGCAAGCGTATTAAGACAACAGAACGCTTCACCCAGCAGCTTATCAAGGCACAGGCAAAACTTCAGCGGTGCGGGTGGATTGACCTCAATGATTTAGATAGCATAGCACACGACAGCGATGCCAGAGCAAGATACACCGCTGAGACTGGTGACGACCTTTATTGGGATATATGCGAGGTGAAGTGGAAGGAAAACGACATAAAAGATTCCAACAGAAAGTTGAAAGACCTTCAGCAAATCGTTGAGAATTGGAAGGAAAAGCTGAGCAAGGCTGAGGCGGTTGAGGATATATGGAATGGAGTTATCCCGCAGTCATTCAAGTCTTATAAGGATAGACTGGTGGCTGAGTGGAATGCTTGGGATAAAGAACGCAGAGCCAATCTCACTAGAGAGTATAAGAAGTTGGGTTATAGGGATTTTATGAAGCGTTATAAGTACGCTGAATATGAGTTCCTGAGCAAGACCGATGATGAAATTGATAAGGAAAACCAGCGAGATGCTGAAAACCTGATACTTGACCTTTATAATAGAGTAGTGAACTATATTGGGAAAATAACAAGTTGGGAACAGCTTTGCATCAGCCAGTACCACATCAACGGCATTATCTCAGGTGAGCTGGGAGATTGTAAGGTGGAAAGCATCTTGGCTGGTGGATATAATATTCAGCGGTTACACATTAGGGTATTAGTTCACAAGATAGATTTCCAGCAGGAAGCAAAAGAGAGCGTGAAGGCTGAGAAAACTATCAGCAAGGCTACTAAGACACCTAAGAGCAACAGCGAGTACAGCCAGATGACCATTTCCGAGTTGGAAGGACTGCTGGCTGAGTTAGGTGGAACTTGTAAGGTGTATGAGAATGAGCGTATATACCGAATGCGGCTGGTTATGGCTGTAAAGAAGATGAAAGAAGGTGGAAAGTAATGAACAAGAGACAGTTAAGAGTACACAGAGCAGTACAGCGGTTAGGTGGAATCACTATGGTGGTAGGATTCTTTCTTATGGTAGGTAGTGCTGGAAATTCTGACTTGGATGTGGGAACGTTTGGGTGGAATATCTTTCTGGCGGTGCTGGGAGTGGTGATGATGCTGGTAGGCTTCATTTTAGCAGACCCACAGGACAGAGGGGCAGAGGTCATCGAGCAGCATATTCATAATCGCAGAGTAAGGGAACGCAGGGAGTTTCAGTCACGCACACGAATGGACTGGGAGAGTGGTATGAGTTACCCTAATACTGTAATTGATGGAACTAAGGTGGATAAGTATATGGAGCAGTATATAATGGCTGAGATGGATAAGTTCATCTCCAACCAGAAGGTACGGCAGAAGATGGCTGGAATGATTGCTTATAACGCTGTATATGGCTGCTATATGGTACTTGTGGACTTTATAAACGTGAATGACTGGAAGTTCTGCTTTTGTAACGAGGATGGCAGACCAACTTCACCTGTGAATCGTTGTAATATCAACTTGGATGACTTTGAATGGAGGAAATAATGAATATTATTGAGGTATCTGGGAACTTGTTCTTGCCTGAGAAGTGGTATAAAGGTGAGAACGTGGAAAACTTGTATTTTGCCCACTGTATTGCTTCTGACTTTGGAATGTACGGTGGGATTGCTAAGCAGTTCGTGCAACGGCTTGATATGAAGCGGAAACTGTTTGATTGGGCGTATGAGAATAAGCTGATTGATGAAGTGTCGAAAAATCCTGCGGCTGAAATATACGCCCATTCCATCCCCACGTTAGTTGGGAAGGCAGTACTCATCGAGCATACATACAACCTCATCACGAAGGAATACACAGCAGAGAAGCCCACGCAGGACAATCTCACCAGTTCCCTACGGCATATGAAATCTCAGATGGGTAGAATGCGTGACTTGGCTATTCCTGATATGATAGGGTGTGGGATTGATGGATTGAATCGAGATGTCGTGATGGCGACTTTGCAGGCTGTGTTCCTTATGACGGCTGGTAACTTGTATGTAGTAAAGCTGGATTGAAGATATTATCAAAATGCGGATAAGGTTGCTGGTGGAATGGAAGTAAGTAAAATTTGAAGATTGTAGGTTGTTTTGTTCCTCCTTTACGTTTTCATTTGAGTATTACCCTCCTGTGTAGCTTATGGAAATTCCACCACGTGACTTTATTTAATTAGATGTGATAGGTTGGCAGAGTGGTTGATTGCACTGGTCTTGAAAACCAGCGAACATTTAGGTGTTCCCAGGGTTCAAATCCCTGACCTATCGCCAGAAGGCATTCAGCCACGAAAGTGGCTGTGTCTATATACGGCTGGGTGTGGCTCAATTTGGTAGAGCACGTGATTTGGGTTCACGAGGTTGCTGGTTCAAGTCCAGTCACTCAGACCATCGGTGAGTGTAGTTTAAGGTTGGCAAAATTTGATGGCTGCCGTTTTTAGTGTTAAAGTATTGAAGCTGGCGGTTTTTATAACAGCATTTTCCGCTGGCGTTACCATTCAGCCCAGATGGGGGTTCAAATCCCTCCACTCACCGCTCAAGGTACAAATAAATGAGGTTTCAAGTTGAGTTCTGTGGCATTCATTCTGCTAGGAATAGGCTTGTTGCTAATAGTCTGTGGAAACAAATTCCGTGAGGTTGTGTATTATGGTCTTTGAGCAAATTACCCAGATGCACGTAAAAATGTTCGGTGGACGGAACAGGCAGTCACCAAACCAGCGAATCAGTGGAAAGCTGATAAATGTACCTTGTTTGCTAGATTGTCGGAACTGGCAGACGAGACAGACTCAAAATCTGTTGCCTTTATGGGCGTGTGGGTTCGATTCCCACATCTAGCACCACGCCATCATAGCTCAATTTGGTAGAGCAAGTGATTTGTATTCATTAGGTTGCGGGTTCGATTCCTGCTGATGGCTTTGTATGTCCTAATAAGTCTCATTTTATAACTCCTTTCAAACCATGAAGAAGTGCGTGTATGTTGTACGCCTATGCTATTTAACGGCATTGGGTGGGAAGGCATACACGCATTTCTTTGTTTTGGGCAACTTTAATATTATTTAAGTATCTGGTGATTTTATGGGTGTCTATATAGCACTTGATAAAAGTTTCACTGAGGTACTTAAAACTGCCAGAAAATTAAAATCTGGACATAAATATTAGAAGGTAGGTGGGGAAAGTGATTGCCAAATTTATCGGCAAGCCTGAGCACGGTGGGTTTATGCATCACGCCATTTATCATCTTGATACTGAACTGAAGATTCTAAGGTTTGGTGGAATGATATATGGCTGGGATAGACCTTCCATTATAGTAAGGGACTCTAACAACCCAGAGCAGAAATATCACTATGAGACATTAGATGACCTATTAAAAGATTGGATAATTATGGAGGAACAAAGAAATGGAAGAAAAGTGGGAAGAAAAGCAGGTACAGCAGGAAAGTAGCAATCAACAGCAGAGAAATCTTCAGCAGCCATACCAAAACCCAGATATGGACATAAAGAAGGTGGAAAATCTGGAAGTTTTGGACATCTGAGGTGATTGATATGTGGAATACGCTGGATAGTTACGGTGGCTGTGAATCTGCCTTTTTCGGTGAGGAAGGAAATCCAGTCACCACAGATAGCAAATACAAACGTCACGAGGTTGGAGGTGAAGCAAGTGTCAAAGAAACCAATCAGGCGGTCACTGATATCATCGGTCAGTGCGAGGATAAAAAACACAACGTATAGTGGAACTAACACAGAAGTGGCCACTCCTGCTGAAACGGTGGAACGCAAGAAGGTGTTTCTTGAAGTGCTGGATAAGGCAACTGAGCAAATCATTAAAAACCTTGAAGATGGGAAAATGTCACTGGATAGCTCACTTGACTTGGATAGAGTGATAAAGCTGTCCTTGTTGGTATCTGGTGAGCCTGACTCAATCCATGGAAAATCTGGTAGTGAGAGTGTTAGTGAGGCTGAGTTGGAAGCTCAAAAGCTGTCTATGTCTAAGATTGAGGCAGTCTTGGACGTAGATGACCCAGATGTTAAAGCTATGTATGATAAGCTATATGAGAATTATAATAAGATGAACGATGAAGTGGAAGATTAGATTCAAAAGTTTTTGAAAAAGTTTCAAAATTCATCTTTACTTTTTGAACAAACTATACTATAATAAAAATCAAGGGAGGTTGGGAAAGTGGTTGCCTATGATGACTTGAATAAAATACCTTCTGGTAGCGTGGTGAGGTATAAGGAATATAAGCTGGAGATGAATGAAAAGCTGACGCTGATTGGAGAGATTGAAGGCATTATGCTAGCACACATAGAAGCCAACTCAGCATTATCAGCGGATGAGATAAGGTCATATTACAACCTCAGCGGCAACGAAGGGTTACAGCCACTCAGCAAGGTCACTCACCGCAGGATAGTTTTACAGGTAGGAAACACACAGCAGGGCGTTCCAATCTACACAACTATCAACCTAAACAGTTATTTCATGTCAGTAGGGCAGCAGGTAGTTGAATATGAGCAATATGTTCAGCCGCAGCCTGAGAAACCAATTGACATTTTAGGCTTCAACTCATATGATTTTGGAGCCAAATTTAAAACATGAAAGAGAGGATTCAACTATGAAGATTATCAACGTTACACATCACGACCTTGACGGCATCGGCTGTCCTATCGTTTTAAAGGTTGCATTTCCTAGAGAGGTGCTGGACGTTTACTATTGTTCATACCACGATGTAGAAGCAAAGGTTGCCGAGGTCATTGAGGACTTGCGTGGAGTTAAGAAGGTTTACATCACTGACATTTCCTTCAGGAAGGAAAGTGGATTGACTGAGAAGATTGACGCAATCAACAAGGCATACTACAAGCGTCACGGTGAGTACCAGATTGAGGTGTATGACCACCACGCCACGAGTTCCTACTTGAATGCGTATGATTGGGCTCAATCTCATGAGGTAGATGAGACTGGAAAAGAGAATTGTGGAACGATGTGGCTGTATAAAGCGGTTGCTGAGAAGCTGAATATGGCTACTCTGGATGAGTTCGTGAGACTGGTGAACCTGTATGATACTTGGAGATGGGTGAATGACTTCCCAGCAGGTAAGCCATATGAACCAGCCAAAAACCTCAATATGATTTTCGGCATTATGGGCAAGAAAGAGTTCTTCAACACATACGTCAGACGTATCAGGAAGGACAAGGAACTTTTCAGCCGTTCAGACATCAAGATGCTCACCTATAAGCTGAATGAAATCAGTGGTGATGTGGCTAAGAAGAATAAGGAACTGATGGTGACTGACTTTACCTATGAAACTAAGCAGAGAAACCTTTCATTTATTGAGAGTTATCTGAAAGAGAACTGGGCAAAGGTAGGCAAGATGGATTACCTGCTCAACCCAGACTATAAGAAAACATTCAAGGTAGGCATCTGCTTCTGCAGTCGCAATATAAGTGACGTTGGTAATGAGCTGTGTAGGATGAATCCACAGCTTGACTTCATCATCCTTATCAACCTTCCAAATGCCATCTCTTTCAGAAGCAGTGGAAAGTTGGAAGTGCCGTTGGGAATTATCGCTCAGTATGTAACTGGTAAGGGCGGTGGACACCCGCAGTCGGCTGGAAGTGTGGTAACGCAGGATAAGCTGATGAAGATTCTTGAAACCATTTTTGATTAAGGAATGTAAAATATGTGTGGAATAATTGGATATTCAAATAATAATGTAACGCTGAAAGACCTGCTGACCTTGGAAAAGGTCATGCGGGAATCACAAATCAGAGGTAAACACGCCAGTGGGGTGGCTTGGTACGATGGAGAAGGAATACAGACCTATATCAAGCCAATTCCGATTGGTAAGCTGGTTGATGAGTTTGACCTGAGTAAGATGGTGGTTGGGAAATCTATCACGATGATTGCCCACGCAAGGTATAGCACCTCAGACATAAAGTACAACCAGCCAATCGTAGTAGGAAACGCAGCAATAGCACACAACGGAGTCATCACTCAGGAATCACCTGAGACTTGGGAAAAGACCTATGGAGTGAAGTGTATTACTAGGAATGATTCTGAGCTGCTGTTGAGGTGTATGACTGGTGAAATAAAAGAGGATTTGACCGCTGGGAAGGCATCTGTGGCTGCTGTTATGATAACTTCTGATGGAGCGTTTCATTATGTAAGAAATGGGTTGAGACCTATGTGGTGTGGTAAGATAGGCAATGGAGAAGTATTTGCGAGCACCTATGATATACTTCACCGTGCAGGAGTTGAGGACATCCAGAAGGTTTTACCAATTTCAGAGGAATATCAAAATAGGAGCAGTGACTATGGAAAAAGAATCAGTTATAAACAGTATCAAGCTATTTCATGATTTTTGCTTAAATAGCTTGAATGCGTGTGATGTAGACCCAGCAATTTCATATCTCAACTATATGATTGACCGAATGGAAATGAATAATGAACAGGTGCTATGGCTCTGCTTCTTATATGGAGTCACCTACCAACTGCCATCAGCGTACCTCATCTGGAATGAATACCCAGATTTGGAAAATTTGGGAGTTAAGCGGTTTGAGCAATGGTGGACGAAGGAAACCCAGTCAAAGATTCCATTCCAGCAGGATAAAATGAAGCAACGCAAGGACACAGCCACCACAATTGCTTCCTATAAAGCGTTGGTGGGAGGAAGTCAGAAGAAGTATTTTGATGACCTGCTTTGCTCAGATTCTCCACATGAGAACTTTGACCGATTATGGACACCGCTTAAAAGTATTACCTACTTTGGAAGATTCTCCATCTGGAATTGGTGCCAAGCATTAAAGCACATAGCAGGGTATAATATAGAACCAATGAAACTGATGTTGGGTGAATCTGACTCCATTAGCTTCACCGATGGGTTGGCATATGCGTTTGGTATGCCTGAGAAGGTTACTCAGCGAGTGGTTGGTGAGAATGGAAAGTCAACCAAAGTGTACTATAAGTGGTCACCTGAAGAAAAGGCTGAGATGGAGTTGGGATGCTCCATTTTTAAGCAGTCACTAGGGTTGGACAACTTTCAGCTGGAAACGTTGGCTTGTGCGTTTAAGAAGATATGGAGAACGAATGAGTCACGCTACGTGGGTTATTATAATGACCGCATAGCAGATGACATAAGGGCAACCAGCCAGCATTGGAACGGTGTTGATTGGGATTTGCTATGGGATGCTAGGGTTGCTTGTGTTCCTGAGAAGTACCTACATGGTAATAAGGGTGTGAACAAAAACTTGTTTAAGCTGAACTCAATTGATAAAATTTACACATAGCCTTTGGAAACGGCAGTACCAATCTTTTATTTAGTAGAAAGTGAGGTAAATGAATATGTTACAAGAAGGTTCACTTGTGAAGCTGGTAGGAATGGAATATGACTACACTTCACCATACTCCAACCATAAAATATACAATGGTTCAGTCGGTACAGTAATTCACTACAATAAGGTCACCAATATCAACTATGGATATGTCACTGAAATCTGTATGGTTGATTTGATTGTGCCTGTTCTCTCACTACAAGGAAACCCAATAAGGTGGGTGGTTTGCGATGGCAGAAACTTGGTGGAGATTGAAAGAGTACCTATCAAACAAGGAGGACAAGAAGATTGAAATATTCACGTCAACACCAACAGCGTATCAAGGCAGCAACCAAGTACATTCCGCTGCTGGCAGTAGTGGTATTTATAGCAACTGTAACTATTAACTGCGTTAGGTATGAGCACCGTGAAGTGGTTGTACCTAACGTTACTGAAGGAACTACGGAAACTGAGGTTATTGTGGAAACTGAGGAATCATCTGAGGTTGAGCATCTTTTGGCTAGTAAGCAGGAAACAATAGAGGTTGAGGAAGTTTTCACAGAGGTAGAAGAAACACCAGAAATCACCTATTATGACATAGATTTAAGCCACGAGATGCAGGATTGGATTAGAACCTGCCTTGATTATATAGGCTCAGACCTAGATGACAGCTACATAGTAGCACTCATTTACCATGAGAGTGGGTTCAATCCAACTGCGTTGGGAACTGCTGGTGACTCTGGTTATTGCCAGATTCTTCAAAAGTATTTCAATGAGACATATGAAAATATGGAAAGCCAGTACCCAGAGTTGGCTGATATAACGGATAAAGACATCTGGGATGAGCGTGCTAATATTGCTGTTGGTATATTCTACCTGAATGACTGTGCTGTTAGCTTGTCTGGTGAAACGCTGTGTAGAAACAACCTCACGATGAGCTCAACAGGTTACAACAGAGGCAAGAACGGTGCAAGAAATCTTTACAATTCAACAGGTTCATATCAGTCCTCATATTCCGTATCAATCATAGAGTACGCTCAACAGCTACAAGAAACCAATACAATAACAGAATGAGGTAAACCACGTTGGATAGGCAACCAATAATCATAGGCAGAGAGCCTATACAAATTTCAGACCATTCCTATTATCTCGTGTATAAGTTTGAAGGTGTGTATGAGATTACCTTGACTGGAAGGATAAGAAGATTCACAACTAAGCAGGAGATAACAACAGACCAATTTAATATGGAAAACCGATTTGATTTTGCTATTCTACGACACCCAAATGGTGATGGTTCAGCAATGGCTTGTAATCTAGTGGATGTTTGGTTGTCTACATTCACTGATGAGAAAAGGCTGGATATTTACAGTTATGTGAATGGTATTAAACCAAAGAAGTAACGATGGCAGGTGGAAACTTCATTCACCTGCCAAATTTTTATATTGGAGATATGATTATGAAAAATAGAGTTCCAATTGTGGTTGATAGAACACCTATAATGGGTGATTCTATTCCAAAAGAGGATTCCTACAACGCTGAGAAGGATTCTCAGCAGATAGAACAATCAGTCATCTCAGGTGCTCAGATTATCAATACCACAGACCCACGATTCACGGTGGAGGATGCTTTTGTGAGAAAATTCCCATCATTGTGGGCACTGAAGTATCGAATGTTAAAGGGTAGACCAATGACATTTTTGAGCAGCCATAACCCTTATGCCAATAGAGGGTTCCAACGACAGATTTTGGATGATGACCACCCAAACAAGGTAGTAGAGAAGTCAAGACAGCTTGGTTTATCTGAGATTTCAGTCACTGAGGTCATCCACTTCCTTGCTACCCATGATAATACTAAGGCAATGTATACATTCCCAACGTATGGGCAGATGCAGGACTTTAGTGTATCACGTGTTTCTCCCATATTTAGGGAAAGTGCTACACTTCAACCACTTTTGTCCAAAGAAGTAAATAACATGGGAATGAAGAAGATTGGTAACAGCTATCTTTTGATGCGTTCTGCTAGTTCTGGGAGTATCGGTGAAGGTGCTGATACTGATGCCCTGTTCCTTGATGAGTTAGATAGAATGCAAAATAATGTCTTTGAAGCATTTGCTGAAGGTTTGAAATCTTCAAAATATGGTCTTATCAGGCGGTGGTCAACTCCATCAATCCCAGGCAGGGGTGTAGATGCGTTATACCAGAAGTCAGACCAGATGCGGTATATGCATAAATGTCCTCACTGTGGGGAATGGCAGTATTTAACAGCAGAGGACAATATCATTCAGATAAACCCTCACGGTGTCAATAACGCCACGCAGGAGATTAAAGATGGTACTTTCATCATCGGATGTAAGAAATGCCATAAGGAACTTGATAGATGGGTGGAAGGTGAGTGGGTTGCTCAATATCCTTCCATCAAAGAGATTAGAGGTTATCACATTACACAGTTGGACGCAACGTGGATTTCAGCTGATGACATTATGAGGCGTAAGTTCAATTATTCATCCAAGCAGTTGTTCTATAATTATGTGTTAGGTCAGGCTTATGCTGCGACTGGTCTCATTATCAATGAAAATGATGTAAAGAGTTCCATTAGGATTCCAGCCAAGGTACGATATAGGACGGATGACTATGTGGGTATAGTGGCTGGTATAGACTTTGGTGAGCCATCATGGTTGGTTGTAGTTGGGTTAAGACCTAATGGTGCTATTGACCTACTGGGAATATATTGGGCTGAATCTGACCCAGTAAAGCCGTTGGCTGACGCTAATACCATAGCAGCCATTCTAACACCCTACAGACCCAATCTTATCATAGCCGATGCTGGGTATGGCGCAGATAAGTCCAGCTTTTTGTATAGTCGATTCCCTCAAGCGTACTATTCATGTTACTGGGAAACTAATAAAAATCCACATTCCAGAAACCGTTTCATTGACCAATGGAATGAGAAGATGAGAGAAGTCACAGTGGATAAGACAACCAAGATTCAGAGAACACTTCACCTAGTGAAAAACCAGTTGATTGGCATGTATCCATGGTGTGAAGATATTGAAATTCTCACTAAGCACCTTGAAAACACAAGAATACAAGATGAGGAAGAAGATGGCAGAATTTTTCAGCGTGCTGTGAGGATAGGAGCAGACCACACCACTTGTGCTTTAACTTATGCTTTAATAGGCTGTGACAAATTGACCAACTATGGTATTTCAACCATTAGTGCTGGATACACCTGTGAATTTGTCTGATTAACTTCTTTTATATAGGAGTGTGATTCAGATGATAGATAGAAAACCATTCATAATACGGAAACCAATCACTGGTATATTTGGTTATGTGTATCTCACAACCTGTTTAATAAATGATAAGAAATACATTGGACAGCATAAGCATAACAGAATACAATGGATAGCAGCTACATTGGTAGTGGGGTTATGATTGAAAAAGCTATTAAAAAATATGGCTCATGTAACTTTACATGTGAAATACTTGGTTGGGCTTCAACTAAAGAAGAACTTGATAAACTTGAAATATTCTTTATTGACCTATATAATGCAGTAGAGTCACATGATTTTTATAACATCCATGGCGGTGGAACTGATGGAGATAACTACACAGGTAGAAGTGAAGATAACAAGAAAAACTTTAGAAAAAGATACCTTGGTTCCAGCAACCCATTCTATGGTAAATCTTGGGATGAAGAACACATGAAGCGATTCAGAGAAGCATCAACAGGTTCAAATAATGCTATGTATGGTAAGCCAGTGACTGGTGATAGGTTAGATAAAATACAGAAAAGAATAGTGGAATTACAAGGCAGACCAATTGTTCAGTTATCATTATCAGGAGAATTTATACAAGAATTTGATTATATTAGACAACCACACAATTTATTTCCAGATAAATATGGTGATAATGGAATTGGTGAGTGTTGTAGGCATAATCAATCTACTGCGTATGGATACAAATGGATGTATAAATCCGAGTATGAGCAGATGAAAGAAAACTAGGATTCATAACCCACTCAATTGAGTGGGTTATTTTATTGAGACAGAAAACAACCAAAACTTTTTGAAAGAAATTTAAGAAAACCACTTGACTTTTGTTCAAAATGGGTTTATAATAAGGATAGTAAAAAGAGATGGTTGCACAACCTGAGTGGAGGTATTCAAATGAGATTAACAATTGAGGAACTGAAAAATATCAATACTACAATGTTAGGACTTGGAGCACCTGTGGTTCTTGACGGTGCTGGATATAGCAAAATTCACTATCCCATGATGCTTGAACTTCACAACGCTTCCAAGCTGACTAATAAGCAGGTAGCTGCTATGATAAGAACCATGCTGGTTTACTCTAACACTCAGCTGGCCAACTACGCTGACGCCTTGAAGGAAACCTTGGCAGAGGTAGAGAAGGACATCAAGACAGCTGAAGATGCTGCTATGGCAGTTAAAGTAGAGTCATTTGACACTGATTCCGTTTCAATCAGCTGGAAGTTCAACCGCAACGTGAGTGAGTTCATTAAGGCATCGGACAGACGCAATTTCAAGTGGAGTAAGACACCAGAAGGCAAGTGGATTCTGAAACTGTACTGGGAGAGCGTTGATGACTACATGAAAGTATTCAAAGAGAACGGATTCAACACCACAGCAGTTACAGAAGCACATAAGAAGGCAGCTGACATCACTACCAACAGCCTGAAGGATGAGGATGGAAACCAGCTTGACGTGGTATATGAGTTAGAAGTTTCCAGACCAGCCAACACAATCGACACACTGGTAGTAAAGGTCAATTATCACCCTGCTATCGCAGAAGCGTTTGACAGAGTTCCTTTCACCTACTTCAACAAGACCAAAGGTCAGTATGAGGTACGGATTGATGAAGCAGCATACTTGTATGAGAGATTAAGCAAGTGTGGTAAGAACATCGACATGACTCAGCTGGAGTTCTGGAAAAACTTGGTTGAATCTTGGAGCCAGTCCTATGAGATGATTGATGTTTCCACCACTGACATTCCGTTCACCCCATACGACTTCCAGCTGGTTGATATTAAAGAAATGCTCAGCAAGCGAGTTGTCCTGAATGCGAATGATATGGGCTGTGGTAAGACAATGGAGTCAGTCCTGACTGGTGAGAGTATGCCAATGAAAAAGCTGGTTATCTGCCCTGCTACGCTGAGACTCAACTGGGCAAGAGAAATGCACATGATTAACAACAACGCAGACATTTCAGTCATCTACAACGGCAGTGAGTTTAAGGCTGGAAAAGACTGGACAATCATTGGTTATCCTTCACTTCAGAACTTCCAGAAGGAATTGGAAGCTGAGATGTTCCAGTGTATATTCATTGATGAGGCTCACTACTGCCAGGCAATTAACAACTCAGGCAACCCAGATTCCATAAGAGCAAAAGCAGTCCTGAGACTGACGGCAACGGCTGGTTGGGTTTATCCACTTACAGGTACACCCAAGACAAACCGCAACAAGAACGTTTTCAACATCCTCAGAATGATTCGTCATGACTTGGCAAAAGGCAACTGGGCGTTCCTCAACTATGGAAAGACCTATTGTGATGGATATAAAGGCAGCTGGGGCTGGGATTTTGAAGGAAATACCAATGATGCTGACCTAAATGAGAAGCTGAGACCAAGAATGATTCGTCACCTGAAAAAAGAGGTTCTGCCGAACTTGAAGAAACAGCGTATTATCATTCCAGTGAAGGTTGACTTGACTGAGTACAATTTAACCATCGCTGAATACCTGAAAAACCGCCAGAGCAAGGAAGCAGAGCAGCTGGCCAGACTTATGAGAGCAAAGCAGATTCTGGCAACCCAGAAGGTTGGTGAAACCATCGACTTTGTAAAGGATATAGTTGCTGATGGTGAAAAGGTCATCGTGGTAACGTGCTTTACTGAAGTGGTTAAGGTGATTGAGAAAGCATTTTCTGGCAACGTTGTAAAGATAGTTGGTGGAATGAGTGATGCTCAGAAGGATGCTGCTAAGGAAGAATTTCAGACTGGTAAGACACAGGTGATGGTAATGAATATAGTTGCTGGTGGCGTTGGACTGACGTTGACGGCAAGCCACAAGATGGTATTTAATGACTTTGACTTTGTGCCAGGGAACGTCACACAGGCTGAGGACAGAATTTGCCGCAGTGGCCAGACAGAGTGCTGCATGATTTACTATATGACCGCTCAGGGTGCAGACATCGAAGAAGATTTTGTGGACATGCTCACTTATAAGACTGAGACAATCAACAACGCCATCGATGGTGGAAATGGTGAAACGATTGACTTCAGGAGTTTAGTTGAGAAGTCTGCTGGAATTACAAGAGAAAATAAAACCAGAAGGATTTTACAGTCAGGTGACGTAAAACAGCAGGAAAGCAAAAATAAGACAGCAGAGAAAGCAAAGAAGGCATCTAAGTCAGTTGAGAAAAAGGCATCTGCTGATTACTCTAAGATGACTCTGGAAGAAATTAAGAACAGGATTGAGGAACTGGGTGGAACGTTCAAGCAGTATGACAACGAAGGCATTACCAGAATGAGAGCAGTCATGACTCTGAAGAAGCTGGTTGGCTGATAACAAATGATAGTGGTGGATGCTGTCCACCACTGAACATTTTGAGATATTACATTTCATATGGACGCAGCTATAAAATATTTTGAATATTGAAAGATTGGAGGATGCAATATGGCATTAAATCAGTTTGTAAACACTGGTTCTGATGTAAACTTGATGAAGTCAATGAGTAATGACCCAACGATTAACCAAGAAGAACTCATCAAGGGTATGAACAAAGCAGGACTGGTACAGAAACAGATAACAGTTCACGGAAAGAATGGTGATTACCAGGCAATGAAGTGGGTGAAGGCTACAGATGACCAGCCAGCTGATAAACCCATGAAGAAGCAGGATGAGCCAAAAGCTGAGAAAGCACCAAAGAAGAAGGATGACCAGAAGTCAACTGGTTCAGTTGACTATAATAAAGCATTCAGCTTTATGAAGAAAAACCCAGATAATGCTTTGGCACTTAAATTCTATAAGAATAAAGAGGATGGCGTTCAGTATGGTCTGATGATGGAGAATGGAACCATCTATTATGTGGAAGATGGAATGGCAAATCCATATCAAATCTCAGAAGATGAAGCAAAGAAGCTCATGGACAAGCACTTAAAAGGTAAAGACATGAAAGAGTATATGATGGGTGATACGGATGGTATAGATGACCAGCCAAGTGACTCATCTGATAACAAAGAACAGAAAGCATCAGGAGATAGCGGAAACGAGGATAATGACAAAGATGCCAGTGCACAGTGGACAAAACCCACTGACAAAGCAAGCCTTGCTAAGTTGCTTCAGTCAGGCATGTCGAGAAATGACATTATGGCAAATGCCGAGAAGGATGGTGTCACTTGGAAACATTCAGACCACGAAGGTATCAACTGGATGAGATGTTCAATGGCGTTGACTGGAACTACAACAAGAGGTAACAAGGCAAAGAATGGTAGTTCTGGCAATCAGAGCCAGTCAGACCAGTCAAACGCAGGTGTGGATAACTCAGGAGCAGGAAAGTCAGGCAGTAAAGATACGCCATTTGGTGATTATCAATTAAAGTCCAATGAAAAGATTACGAAAGTGCATGGAATGGACGCAGTTGTAAGCACCAACAGAATCGGTGAGGAAACCATAGAGAGGATGATGGTACCAACTGAGTCTGGAATGGTGGAAATATCCAAAGATGATGCTTTAATCATGGGTAACGGCAAAATATCCAAGGCAGACATGCACTTGTCAGGCTCAGATACATTATTTGTTGGTAATGTAATATTCTCTTCAAATTCAAGTACAAAACCAGGCGTATACACAACTAGCACTGGTGAGAAGAAGTTCCATGTAAAAGGTGTTGACAAAGATAGATACTCAGAGACACTGGTGAATGAAGTGAAGTCTCAGCTGTCTAGTGCAGAGCAGTCTACCTATGTAGGTATGAAGCTGCAGGAGTTGGTAAGAGATAAGACAAATGACATTGATAACTGGCAGCAGGGATTCAAGGACAAAAAGCTGACTGGTAAGTATAATCAGTTATACTTCCACACCAATGACTCAGGTGAGTTGCGGATTCATTACCCAAGCCCAGATGGTTCAATCAAGGATTGGTCAGTGAAGGAAGCATACAACTTCTTCACCAAGAAAATCAATGATGAGGAAAAGCAAGCTAGCAAGGTACATGACCCAAGTAAGCCATGGACAAAGGCTGAGATTAAGAGAGAAAAGACAAAGTATGTTTCATCTCTTCTGGATAAGGTTAAAACTGGCAAGGTTATAACCTTGAAGAATGGCTATGGAGACACAGAATCATATGCTTATGACAAGAAACTTGATGCTTTTGTAGTAACAAAGAAAGATGGTGGAAACGGAACTATTACAACATCAAGGTATCTTCCAGATTCAGATGAAATCAGCGATGTTTTCTCTGATTCTATGACAGCAGGCAAGAAACTTGACTGGGACGGAAACCAGTGGGCACTCAACTCAAAGTGGGCAAATATGATTTAACATGGAGGTAATTGAAAATGGGAGAAAATTCAAAGTATATCATTAAGGTGTGGAATGGCAAATATGGCAACAATGCCAGATTCATCATTCAGGAAGTTGCGTCAGGTAAGATGGCTGAGTACCAGCCAACAAGACCTAAAGACCTTGCTTGGGTAGGCGATGACCTGACCCAGCAGGCAGAGTACAAGGATTGGGAGTCATTTGAGGATGAACCAATTGATGACTTGAACAATGTAATCTTTTAACCAAAACTTTTTGAAAGAATCTAAGAAAATCACTTGACTTTTTGAACAAAATAAGGTATACTATAATTACTGAAAGGAGAAAATATGGCACTGGATTATGTAAAGGCAGCTTGCGTAGCAATCTTGCTTTCAAACGATTTTAAGCATATTCACTTTCACGCCAACGGTGAAGATTTTGATAAAATTCACAATCTTGCCGAGGACTACTACAACCACTTGAATGATGAAGCTGATTATCTGTGTGAACTGACTATGGAGAACCATCAGAGCATGGTCAACCCTACTATGGCAATGGATAAAGTTGCTGGATGGTCACCTGAGACTGGTGAAGAGTATGAATATTCAAGCTGTTTGCAGGCTATCAGCATTAAGCTCAACTTGTATATGGAAGAACTTCACGTGCTGAGAACTGAAACACCTTATGAAGATGTCAAATCCAAGTTGGATGATATGATTCGTTGGTGGCGGAAAGAACTTGACTACAAGATGAATAAACGTTCTCAGGTGGTTACATCATCATTCCGCAACGCTGGTTCAGATGATAGAACAGCTCAATTCATTCAGGAGCAGATTGAGAGAAATAGGAGGATATAATATGGCATCAAATACGTTTGTGAGCACTGATAAAGCACAGAATCTCAGTGAATCTGACATTAACCAGATTTTCAAGGAGAACAAACATAAACTGAAGTCAGTTATTGATGAGTATCACTTGAATGAAGAAAGCATGTCAGAACAGCTGGTAACGGCAGTGAGAGACTATGAAGAAAACACAGGAGAAAAAGCAACCAAAGATGACGTCATAGAACTCATGCTGGATGAGAATAACCAGTGGGAATAAGTTGGAGGGGCAACTAAATTGCCCCCCCCCCCGAAATTCAATAATTTTAGGAGGGAAAATATGATAAATTTTGTAAACAACGGAACTGATGAAGCAATTCTAAAGTCAATGCCTACTGAGAACTGCTCAGATGATTTAGTCAAAGCAATGAATAAAGCAGGGTTGGTTCAGAAGCAGATTACAGTACACGGCAAAAACGGTGATTACCAGACTATGAAATGGGTAAGAGCCAGTGAAGTGGAATTTCAGGCAGCTGGTAAGACTAAACCAGAGAGCACTTCAAAGTCAGCAAAAGATGCTGTTTCCAAGAAATACAAGAAAACATCAGTTGCTATTACTGATAAATGGGGTGATAAAACAGGTGAGGTTCACTCAGGATTTGTAAATAGCAACGGTGACATGTATGATGTTGAAGATAAAGGCAACGGCAGATTTGTTATTCAGGCTGGAGATGATAAGAGAGGTCATGTTGCAACTATAAACGGAACAGGTGGAAAAGGATTTACTGAAGATGAAGCATGGAATAAGGTGTATGAGTTATTGAGTGGTACTAAATTCACCAGTGAACAGAAGCCATCATCAGTAAAAGCCTCAGTTGGTGATGTTATAGCAGTTAGAAGCGGAAGTGAGACAGTTAGCATGAAAGTCACAGCTGTAAATCCTGACTCAACTTATGAAGTTGTAAGGTATGACCTGAGCGGTAAGAACACAAAATCAACTGTTAAAGCATCTGACATCGTTAAGGTTGTTACATCTGCAAAGAAAGCTGATTCTACACAGAAGAAAGACCACAGCAAGGATAGCTTCACTGACTTTCTTGATTGGACTAAGACAGACACCAGAGCAGCTTATCTACTTGACAGAGTTGAAGAAGCATCAGGTGATTCAAAAGGTATGTCTGAGGGTGAGAACAGGGAATATTGGGCTGAGGCTTTGAAGAAGTATTGCGGTTATGACATGACTTCAAAGCCTAAGAAAGACACAAAATCCAAGTCAACCAGCCCATTCCAGCCAGTTGAACATAAGGGTGTAAAAATCAAGTATGACAGTAAGACTGGAACTTGGAGCACCTATGATTCTCATGGAGAACTTGAAGACACTGGATTCAAAACTGTAGAGGATGCTAAGGCAGACATTGATGACAAGGCAAAGTACCAGAAGCCTAAGACACAGAAGTTATCCAAGGCAGATGCTAAAGCAAAAACCCAATCATTCACCAGCAAGGTAGGAAAGACTGAGGCAGAACGTTCTGCATTTATGGATAAAGTGAAAGCAGCAGGAATTACATGGAAGGAAAACGACAAGCCTGGAATCAACTGGATGCGTTGCTGTATGGCTATGAACTCTCACTTTGAGAATGGTGGTACATTTAGTGACGCTGAAGCACCTGCCACACCAGCATCTTCTGCTAAGACAGAACCATACAAGGTGTTACCAACTGCCACTCCTGAAGCAATTAAATCACTCTATGCTAGGACTAAAAACACCCACAGATTAAACGCCACTTTCATATTTGACAAATCCAAAGAACAGCTTAAAAAGTATGGCAAGTTACAAGGTTCTGGATTAACAGTGCTGAGTAAAGCTGTTTATCAGGTTGCTGATGATAATGCATTTCAGTCTATGATGGATAAATACGATAGTGGATTTGAAAGAGATGCTGTCTACAACTACATCGGATTTTACATCAAAAACGATGGATTTGGAACCAGTTCAAAAACTGACAAGATACTTGAATCATTGAGCAAAAAGTACAAGATATCAGTTGATGATGTGTATAAGAAGTGTGATGCCTTGTATAAGGAATACATGAATATTAACGAAAAGAATCTGGTCAGCATAGCTGATAATGAGTTCCCACAGATTAGCAATGACTTGGTTACTCCATCCGCTAGAAAGAATATGATGAATTGGTCATAACATTAGACACAAGTGAGGTATACGCCCATGTCAGACAAATTGATTATAACCAGTACAAACCCAAACATGACACCAGAGGAAATCGAGGAAGAACTTGTCAAAGCAGTCAACTCTAAACAGCTTGCTATGGACAAGAGAGATTTCAAGGAAGTATTCATGAAGAGAAGGAAGGCACGAGTTGCCAAGGCAGTAGACTTGGTATTTCAGTCTATGATAAATGAGATTGAGAGAGTTATCAAGTCAGAATAATGGAGGTACAGTGGAGATGAACACATTAAACACACCACTTAATTCCTTTATAAACACAGGTTTAGATGAACGGCTGTCTAAAGGCTATCACATGGAGCAGGTAACAGTCCACGGAAAGCATGGTGACTACCTTGCGATGCGTAGGAAGGGAACTAACAGACAGCCGTTGGTCAACTACTATAAACAGCAGCATAGTAAAAAGGATGATGCTAGGACAACCAGAAGTCACTCAAATCCTAAATCATTTAATGTGGTTGGGGAAAGTTTCAGGTATATGTCTTTCAACCAGCCTGGCAACGTTAAAACGCTTCAGGACGTGGTTGGTGAATTTCATGATTCTGGTGCTTCATCTCAGTATTCAAGTCTTAATGACTTTATTAAAGCTAACTACTTTGTATCAGACGGCAACACGAACACTCAGCAGTGCTACAAGGTAGACGGAAAGTACACACCTGAGCGGCTGAGTAGTGTTCATGAGCCTATTATCCAGAGTTACGTTGAGCAGTGCCCAGTACCACCAGAAGGACAGAAGCCAATCTGCTTCCTGTATGGTGGTGGTTCTGCCTCTGGAAAGTCCTCAGTGGTTAGCACAGTAGCAACTCCTATCATGGAGGCAATCGGATACACCTTTGGTAAGGTTGATTCAGACGACATCAAGGAGAAACTTCCAGAGCATCAGATGTTCATGGAACAAAACGCCACTATGGCTGCTTTTAGAGAGCATAAGGAATCAAGTGATATTACAAACGAAACCATTGAACGCTTGATTTCTGATGGAAGAACCTTTGCTTATGATGGAACGATGAGTTCATTCAGTAAATACAAAGGATTCATCGAAAAGATGAACAATAAAGGGTATGAAATCAGAGTCATTGCAGTAGACATACCAGTGGAGGAAGCAAAGAAGCGTGCTGCCCAACGCAAAAGGAAGATTCCTGAAGACATTGTAGTAAACACACATTCAGCGTTCTCCAGAAACTTCATCAGAATCATTGAGGAACTGGACATTGATGCCTTCTGCTTGTATGATAATTCACAGCCAGAAGGTGAAAAGCCAACGATGATTCTTGACTCTGAATCTCCTGACGTGGTAGGTGACCAGACGTTATATGAACGCTTTATGAAGAAAGGTGGGTACATGTAATGGAAGAAAAGAAAACACTCAATCAGATTATTGCTGAAAACATTGGTTCCGTAGCAGGTTATGAGGACAACTCATCTGGGTTGCCTGATGATATCAGTGATGAGGAACTGGAGCAGGCAAAAGAGGAAGTTATGGACAACTGAAAGGATAGATTATGAACATGAAAGACTTAATTGGAGAAAAGCTGACTGTGGCTGAATACCTTCAGCCTGAGATGTTTCCGTATGGTGAAAACGAAAAAGAGTACAGTCATGCAATAGACGTACAGAAGAAGGTGTGTGACTCACTGTGTTGCACACCTGATTTTGTTTTTATTGTAACTTCAGATAATACATCCAATTCTGTGGAATTTAATCAGATATACTGTGAAGCGTGCCAGAAGTCTGTAAAATGTAGCATAGAGCAATATAATATTATAGACTATGATGATGTCATGATTGCTATTGCCTATGAAGAAGGTGGGTTAGCAGTCATGTATATTCCACAAATAGGATAGGAGGTAAAAATCAATGAAACTTGTGTTTGACCTGAATAAAGCCATAGACAAGTCAAAACTGGTTCAAGTTCAGGTGCTGGTTCATGGCAAGAACGGAACATTCATGCGTAACCAGTGGAAGAATCCAGCTGATGTAAGTTCATCTGATAAGGTCATCGGAAATCAGGCTGTATTGGATGCTTATAAAAAAGAACAACAGAAGAAAGCTGCTCAGCAGTCTCAGGCAGCCGTAAACTTTGACCTGTCTAAATGGAATGCCCTCAAGGTTGCCAATGACAGAGATGGTGCTATGGCTTATGCTAAGCAGTGCGGAGTAGTCTGGAAGGAAGATGCCAGCAATCCAGGCATCAACTGGATGAGAGCATGTATGGCTGCTAATAAAGCTGCTGGTGGAACTGTCACCGTAGGGAAACCTACTGGTAAACCAGCGTCAACCAAGAGCGTTAAGAAGCTCAACGTGGACGGCATTGCTGGGTTCGACACTATGGATGGTAAAGCAAAAGTCAAGGCACTTCTGGCAGGTGGAAAGAATACCAGAGATGACCTGACAGCATTTGCTTCATCTATGGGTATTACTTGGACTTCTACTGATAAAAATGGCAACCCATTGCCTGATGGGATTGCTTGGATGAGATGTTCAATGGCATTACAGAAGTATCTGGAAGGAAAGACAGCTGCCAACGTGAATGATGGTTCATCTGGTGACTCAACTTCTACTGCTCAGGCAGCACCTGCTCCAGCACCAAAGCTTGTTAGTGATAAGATTGAGATTACACCTTCAATGACACCTAGACAGGTGAATCTTGCTAACCTCATCAACGGAATTACAGATGAAGATGAACTGGAACTTATCAAGTCATCTCACGTAGTGGCTGAGGACGACAAGGCAAGGAAGTACATCAAGGAAACTCTTTACAAGGAGTATACTGATTGGAAAGAAGGAAACGCTGCACAGAGTAACATCTACAGACAGGACACCTATACATCTGACTTTGCTAAGAGGTCTGCGGATGAAATTGGTGGAATCTTCAAGGGCGTTGCTAAGAAGATTACAAAGAAGGGTATCTGGTCACTTGTAGAGGATTCAGCTACATCACTGAATACTGCTATTTTAGCATATCCTAGAGATATTATGGCTGCTACATCTGGAAGTGGTCACACATCATGGAATGACGTTGCCAACGCCACTTATGAGGAAGTAGGTGGCACTGGTAGGTTTGCTAATTTCAAGAATATGCTGGAATTGACAGATGAGTTCTCAACGATGTCTGAGGATAGTGACCTGACATCATACGGATGCTTTGCAGGCAGCAGAGGAAGATATGATTTGATGGATAACAGACCACAGGTTGAGGATGTTTCAAGACATGGGTTTATTCATGTTTTGGACAGAATTGCTGATGGTGACCCAACTACTCAGTCTGAGGTTGACAGAGTGAAAAAGTGTTATGAGGAAATGATAACCACTGCTGGTAGCACTAACACCTTGAGAACTGTGATGTCTAATTCTTATGAGGACATCAAGAGCAGAGTCAATGATGATACTGAATACCTTGATGCTCTGAAGGTGTACTCGAACTGCTTGTTGAGCGTTAAGAAGAAATATGGATTGTCCAATGATGACATTGAGAAGCTCATCAGAAACATATACTATAACAGAAACTATGAGATTACCAGAAATGGAACAACAGTGAGAACAGCCACTGGAGCAGCGGTTGAATTTGACCCATTTTCGTATCAGTCATCATTCCAGACCAAGTATAACAAGAGTATCAAAGACACTATTGACTTGTGGAGAGATAACTCAGCTGGAAATATCATGGTTTACCTTGCTTCTGTAGATTCAACGCTTGATGACTTGGTTTCTAATCCACAGGCTGTTACAGACAAAGCCAAGGCAGTATATAAGGATGCTGAATACAGATTTGGTGATGCTCTGGAGGGACAGAAAAGAGTGTCTGAGATGTCTGGTATCACTGAGCGTTCCTATTGTAAGATTAAGCAGTTGCAGATGGAAATGTTCCAGCAGAAAGCCGTATACAAAGACGTGAATGCTGTTAATGATACTTGGCATGATGCTGATACTTCTATCTGGACAGCTGAAGAGTGGGATAACTTCTCTGGCGGACGTGACCTGAATAACAGAAGTCTCAAGTGTGCAGTTGCTAGAGATGGTGATAATGAAGCACTGGACACTGTTCTGGCAAATATCACTTATATTCTCGCAAATAAGGCTATGCTTAACAGCGTAAAACATGATATCAGAATTGGCTCAACTCTTTCAGCAGCCAATAGTCAGGGTAATGACTACGATGGCAATTTTGATTACATGAGTGGTGCTGACATCGGATTGTACGGTGGTAAAATCTATGGAAATGGTAATAGTGCCAAGACCTATACAGCTGCTGAGATTAACAAGAAAATACTTGAACAGCTTCACAATGCTCCAGTGCTCACTACAGCTAAGAGAAGGCAGTTGACTGAGTTCGTTGACGAGAATGGAAGCTATTATCAGAGTTCATACAGTGCTCCTATAACAGCTGGCAGTACTGCTGATAAAATCAAGAAAGCAGCGTCATATTCATTCAGGAGTGAACGCACCATTGACGGATTCAAAGGTACACCACTTCATGATATATTCACAGAGCAGATGCAGAACTTGGCTTTGTATTGCCCTCAGATGAAGAATACCAGAACCAATACCACTGCTAAGCTGAAAGCTCATGTTGCGGATAAGATGGGTAATACACCATACACACCACCTACTCCAGTGGTATCTGATTCTACAACTCAGGCTACTCTCACTGCCACAGAAAAGTTGAGACAGCTCAGAACAGAAGCATTGGCAGTTGCTAACTGCTCACTTGCTACTTGTAGCGGAAGTGACGAGCAGTCAGTTCAGACCAGAGTTAAACATGACTGGGATAAGAGTTCATATCACACTAACAGCAAGTACCACTCTGGTTCAAGTAGAATATACAGTCATATTTCAGCTGAGTTTAGCGGTGGAGTTTACAAGATTAACAATTCAACCAATCGTGAGCGTTTTGACCAGATTGCTGCTAAAACTGGTGAAAAACCTGTTAGTTTGTTCCATGGAACTAATCGTTCAGGTGCTTGTGGAATTACCTGCGTTGATGGTAAGTTCTCTTGGACTGTTAGTGGTGCTAAAACTGCTGGACGCATGCTTGGTGACGGTGTTTATCTTGCTGACTTGGTAGGTAAATCAGCTGGCTATTTTGGACAGTGGGGTTCTGGTTACGGAAAAGAAGGTTGCTTGCTTATTTGCGATGCTTTGCTTGGTAAAGAATATGTAAGTAGCAGCCACGCTGATGCGAGAAGCCATAACAAAGTAGGCTCTGTTGATACTGTGTCAATGCAGGCTGGTACTTCCATGAACGGCTCAGGCTCATCCTCTTTAAGAGCAGATGAGTGGTGTGTCAATAAAGCAGACCGAGTGTCACCAGTTTACATCGTTGATATGCGTTGCGTCAATAGAAAATAAGTGAGGTGAAATATATGCAGACTATTCATTTGAATTATGCTACAGAAGATGGAAAAGTTTTCTGTAAAAAGGAAAACAGGATTGTTTCTGTTGATATTGATAAGTGTGACAATTGTCCGTATCTGAGTGGTTCACTTCAGGGTGATGGAATTGAATGTATCTGGGATGACCCATCCAGCAAGGAAACGTTCATGTCAGTCTATAACCCACAGAAGGAATTGCTGCGGGTGTCTAAGCTGATTGATAACAAGAAAATCAAGAAGGGGTAATTTGCTATGACAAAACATCAGTTGGAGTTATTAAGGAAAATAATCTCTGAGCATATGGATGTTATCATGCAAATCACTTGTGGCTCTGGTGACAGTGGTAAAAAGCTGTCACCAGAACTTGTTAAGAAACTTGGCTTGCCTAAAGATGTCACTGACCTCATTACTGACTCATACAAATTTGGTAAGCTGATGAAAACATCCTCTAAGAAACTTGATGGTATGCCAGAGAAGGAAGTCACCAAGCTCATCAATGACTTGAAGCTATCTCCTGCCCAAAAGAGAGCAATTGAGTATTCACAAATCAATACTCAGGTTCATTTACAGTCACTTCAGTCAAAGGTTACGTCAACTGTACTCGCCTTGGCCATTCAAGACCAGACGAACATGTATAACACGATAGGTGCTGTTATACCAGATGCTATTGCCAATAATACAAATAGGTATAAAATCATACAGCAGCTGCGTGAAACTAGCAAGGATTGGAATAGAGATTGGCACCGAGTTGCTATGACGGAAATGCAGAATGCTAAGATGAATGGGGAAGCACAAGCCATCCTCAGTGGTGACAGTCCTTTAAGTAGTAAGAAGGGTGATACAGATGTGTTCAAAAGACCAGCACCAAACTGTTGTGCTATGTGTAGAAAGCTATATCTGGAAAAAGGAAGCAATAAGCCAATAGTGTTCAAGCTATCAGAGTTGCTTGCGAATGGTACGAACTACGGAAAGAAGCAGGCAGAGTGGAAAGCTGTGGTTGGAACAGTACACCCATCATGTATATGTCAATTATCTATACTTCCTGAAGGTTATCACTTTGATGACAGTGGAGCAATGGTGCCAGACTGAACACAGATATTATACAATTGAATGATTCTGAATACAAGAAGGGAGGTAACGTATGTCTCTGATACAGAAAGTGCTTGGCACTGATAGCTTTGAAACCATGGTTGTAAAGGTCAATGCTGTTATTGACACGCTTGGGTCATTTAACAGTCACCTGAATAACATCTGGAGACAGGTTCAGGATGACCACATCAGCCTTGCTACTGCCAGAAAAAATATCACGGATATTCAGGCAGATATTGTAGATGTCACTGAAACAGAGATGACTGCTTATGTGACCTCACTATATTCGTGAGAAAGTTGGTGAAATAAATGGACTATAAACCATTGAAAATCAATCTACAAGGCGGAATGCCTGGTGGTGCTCCACTTGTAAAGTCCATGCCAACTCATGAGCGTAAGTCATATATTGAACCTCCATTACTGTTGATGGAATCCTTGAATTATAAGGATAAGCCTAGTTCACTGACCTATGATACTTTGTATCAGATGGCTGTGAAAAACTCAGTGGTAGGTTCAATTATTAACACGAGAGTAAATCAGGTGAGCTCATTCACTAAGCCATCACGATTTAGTAGAGATAAGATGGGATATGAAATCAGGCTGAAAAACCCAGACGCAATCCCAAATGAAGAGCAGAAAAAGCTCATCACTGCTATGGAAACGTTCATTGATAATATGGGTTATCATAAGGACAACTCACGTGATGATTTTGACCAGTTCACAAGAAAAGTGATTCGTGACAGTCTCATTTATGACCAGTTGACCTTTGAGGTTGTTCCTGATAGACTAGGTAGACCTTCTGAGGTGCTGCCAGTGGATGCTTCTACAATCCGGTCAGCATCTGCCAACTTCAGGTATGACTCATCTATGGGTGATATTGAGCCTAAGAAAAATGATGAGGTCAAATATGTACAGGTCATCGATGGCACTGTTAAATCATGGTTTACTGCCAATGAGTTAGCATTCGGTGTAAGAAATCCGAGGACATCAATCTATTTACAGCCATATGGGTTCTCTGAGCTTGAGCAGCTTATTACCCAGATTACATCCCATCTATATGCTGAAGAGTACAATATGCGGTACTTCTCACAAGGAGGTACAACCAAGGGTATTATAAACCTGAAACAAGACCCAAATGGTGTTATGAACACTGAGCAGCTTGAATCCTTTAAGCGTCAGTGGCGTTCTCAGGTAAGTGGTATCACTGGTGCATGGAAAACTCCAGTGCTTCAGGTTCCAAATGGTATTGAGTACATAAACGTGGCTCAGTCCAACAGAGACATGGAGTTCAGCCAGTGGATGAATTATCTGGTGAATATTTGCTGTGCGGTATATCAGATTGACCCAGCTGAGATTAACTTCAGTAACAACGGTGGAGTTAACAGCAACGGTGGTTCTGGACTGTTTGAAAACAGTAATGAGAGCAAACTGAAAAACTCTAAGGACAAAGGTTTGAGACCACTTCTAAGGTTCTATGAGTCATTAGTCAACAAATATATTGTTTCCAGATTTAGTGATGAACTCACATTCGCATTCGTTGGAATTGACGAGAAATCTGAAGATGAGAAGGTTGAACTTTCCACTAAGGAAGTCAAGTCATTCAAGACCATTGATGAGGTTCGTGCGGAATATAACCTTGAGCCGTTGCCTGATGGTAATGGACAGGTGATTATGGATGCTTCCTATATGAATATGGTCAACCAGAAAGCCATGATGGCTAATCAGGGCGGTGAAGAAGAAGGTGGAGAAGCACCCACTGAGGAAGATGAAGATGACTATTCTGATTATGCCTCAGAGGATGAAGAAAACACTGAGGAAGGTGCTGGAAACGAGGAAGAAAATGAGTCTGATGACTACTCTGATTATGACAACGATGAAGATGAGGAAAGTTATTCAGACTACACGCAAGAAGATGTTGAAAAATCACTATCAAGACTGATTCTGGAAATTGGGAAGTGAGGTGAATGTAATGGACAATTTCAGTTTCTATATGCCGTTTGACATTATGAAGTCTGAGAATAACTCCAGCCCAGATGAGGAATGGAGGATTGCTGGCTTTGCTTCTACGTCTAAGCCAGACAGACAAGATGATATTATTGTTCAAAAAGGACTTGATATCAGTGACTTTGTCAACTATGGCTTTTTAAACTATGACCATAACAGCAGTGAAATTGTTGGCTATCCTGACAAAAAGAAAACCAAATTGACTGATAAAGGCTTTTGGGTTGAAGGTGTACTGTTGAAGAATGTTCCGCTTGCTAAGAAGATTTGGGACACAGCAGTTGCATTGAAGAAATCCAATGCTGACAGAAAAATGGGATTTTCAGTTGAGGGAAAGACACTTGCTAAAGATGACTTTGGAAGAATCATCAAAGCTAAGATTTATCATGTCGCTGTTACAGCAAGTCCTGTTAATACATCTTGTACTTTTGATGCCTTGTGTAAGTCCTTTTCAAATGATTTACTTGATAAGGCTATGGAAGCAGGATATTGTTATAACATAGGAGAAACCAATAATGGTGCCAGCTTGAAAACTGAAGATTTGGAGTCAGCTTTCAGGGTATTAGCAAAGGCATTAGGAGGCAATGAAGATGCAAGTTCAGCACTGGATACAGTGCGGAAATTCTTGAACAAGTCAATGGATTCAGATGAGCTTGCTCTGTATTTCCAACTTTCCAAGGGGTTGTCACGATGTGACGCCATGGAATTGGTCAAGAAACTAAATCAATAAAGCAAGGAGGAAATGAACATGGGTAAGTTATCCAAGAGTTTATCTGAGTTGGATGCTATGGCTGATGAGATGCTTAAAAAGTCAATGAAGAAGTCAGCTGAAGCAGAAGACAACGATGAGTTGGAACCTGAAGACGTTTCAGAAAATGTACCTGATGAGGAAGTTCAGGAAACTGACGAGACTCAGGACAAAGAAGATGAAGCTGAATCTGGCGAAAAGGAAACATCTGAAGATACTGAGAAGGAAGAAGTCAAGAAGTCTGAGACAGACCTTGAGAAATGCGCTGATGGCGGTGCTTCTACCAAAATTGCTAAGTCTGAGGATGAACCTGACGCTGAGGAAGATTCAGCTGAGGATGAAAGTGATGAGACCGCTGAGAAGGAGGAACTTGAAAAGTCATTCCAGTCAACTTTTGAAGAGAATCCTGACATTCACAAGTCCATTGATGCATCCGAGTTTTTGTCTGCTGTGACTGAGATTTTGTCTAAGTCTATGGCAGATGTTTGCTATGACCTTCGCAGGGGCATGAACGCATCCAGTGACAATTCTGATGTTCTGGCTAAGTCACTTCAGGCTTCACTCCAGCTCAACAAGGCTATGTCTGAAGAGATTGATGTCTTGAAGGCTCAGAATGATGAGTTGAAGTCACAGAACGCAGAGTTGAAAGAGGACATTCAGAAGTCCTTTGCTGACTTTAAGGACTTTATGGAGGAAAAATTTGATGATTTCTCCAGACAGCCATCCACAATGCGTAAGTCACTGGCATCAGTGAATGTACATGAGCGTAACTTCCAGAAGTCACTCGACACTGGAGCAGGTATGCAGTTGAGCAAGTCTGAGGTACTCGCAAAAATGAGTAATATGGTGATGCAGGGCAATCCTATTGTTACCAGCAGCGATATTATTTCATATGAGTCAGGTGCTCCACTGCGTCCAGAAGTTGCCCAGCTCATCAACAATGGTTAAGTAAACCTGCATGTATCAAAGATACTGCTGGATATAAAACCAAATGTATTTAACAAAAATCTAAAATGGAGGTAAGAATACATGGTTGGAATTAAAGATTATGAAAACTTTGGTGAAGGCTTTGGTATCGGTGCAGGTGCTGACGTTGAGAATTTGAACAAGGCTCTGTCTACTGGTGGTTCAGCATACGCCAATGGTATTGGCTCCCAGGTCGATGGGGCGGCACTCCAGGTTGAATCCTTGGAGAACAGTTTGAAGGTGTTGACCTTCTCTGATAAACATGTTAAATTCTGGCAGAAGATTGCCAAGACACCTGCTTACAGCACAGTTGAGGAATACAACCAGTTGCTCAGCTACGGCTCTGGCGTGGGCGGTTTCGTTCCTGAAGGTGTGTTGCCTGAGACTGATGATTCTTCATACAGACGTCAGGCATCTTTCGTGAAGTTCTTGGGAACTACACGTGAGGTTACTCACCCAATGACTTTGGTGCGTTCCGCACATGGAGATGTTATCGCAAGAGAAAACCAGAATGGTATTCTCTGGTTGATGAAGCAGCTTGAGAATGCTTTGTTCTGGGGTGATTCTTCACTTGCTCCTGTTGGTCAGGAAGGTGTTCAGTTCGATGGTCTCAATAAGATGATTGACGCTGGTAACACCCTTGATTTGGCTGGCAAGCAGATTACTGATTCGGACATCAATGACGGTGCTCAGATGCTGTTGGAGAACTTCGCAACTCCTACGGACTTGTTCTTGCCGTTCTCTACGCTGTCTGACTTCAGCAAAGAATATTTCCCTAAAGAGCGTGTGATTATGCCGACTGCAGGTGCTGGCTACCAGGCAGGTTTGGTGGTTAACAAGTTCCAGACTCATGGCGGTGCTGTTGAGTTCAATCCTGACTTGTTCCTTCAGAAAACCAAGCCGTTGTCTGCTACTGGTATTGGTGGTGCTAAGGCTCCAACTGCTCCGACTGTTGCGGCTGAAGTCAATGCTGACGAGGTCAATGCTGAGTTCGGTAAGACTGGTGCTGGCACATATAAGTTCGCTGTTACCGCTTGCAATCGTTTCGGTGAATCTGTTCCGACAGATGCCGTTGATGTGGCTATCACCTCTGGTGATGCTGGTAAGGGTGTAAAGATTACCATTACCAACGCTGCAGCAATGACTGTTGCTCCTGATTACTACAACTTGTACAGAAGTGAGAAGGACGGCACTCAGCTTTATAAAGTTGCTTCTATCCCTGCCGCATCGGTTGTTGCTAACGGCACAACTACATACGTGGATAAGAATGAGACCATCGCTAACACCTACACCGCATTCATGGGTGAGATGTCTCCTGATGTTCTTGCATTCAAGCAGCTTGCTCCTATCATGAAGATGAACCTTGCTACACTTGGCCCATGCATCCGCTGGATGATTCTTCTTTATGGTACGCCTGTGCTTTATGCACCAAAGAAGTGGATGAAGTTCACGAACATCGCTGCGGGTACTTCCAAGGCTGTGCCTGACTTGTACTAAAAGGCGTAACCACTGAATTGAATATTTAGTGTAGACCACATGAGGGAACACATAGAGAACAGAACTCTTGTGTGTTCCCTCTTTTATTTTATCTGTAAACCAAATAACATCATACCTAAAGTAAGATATTACACAGTATGTGATTGACGTTCACAAATTAAGATTGGAGGAAAATAACATGGCAATTTTGAAAAACATCCGATTTGCTAACAAAGAGTTGGTAACAGCATTCGGTAAGATTCACTTTGATGCGAATGGTACTGCTGATGTAGAGGATTCTGCCGCTGCTAAGCTGTCCACCTTGAAGGGTTTTTCCGTTGTTGAGGAAGATTCCAGCGATGAGACGGAAAACACGCAGGAAACAAAATCTGAGCAGCAGGAAGATGAATCTGAGGAAGTATCTGTTGAGACTACAGAGGAAGATTCAGCTGAGCAGGACGAAAACGCTGAGACAGCTGAGCAGGAGGATTCTGCCGCTGAAGCAGACAAAACCGCTTTACATGATGAGCTGGAGAAGATGAACGTGCCTCAGCTGAAGAAGTATGCTAAGGACAACGGCATTGACATTGGTTCTGCTTCTAAGAAGGATGACATCATTGCTGCTATTATGGCGTAAAAACCATAGTGGGAGGTGATTGTATGATAGACTTGACAGAGACAACCACCGTTGAAACACCTGATGAAGAAACTACAGAAAGCACAACTACAACCACTGAAAAGAAAAACACTCAGGGGTATGTAGGCTCATCAGAAATCTCCTGCGATATTTTCAAGATTGATGAGATGACAACCAACTACATGTTTGGTATCTCATTGACAGATGAGCAGGGCAATCAGTTCCCAGACAGTATGATAGCTTCATACCTAAACGGTGCTATTGCTTGGGCAGAGCAGTTATTTGACATCTGCCTGACGGAAAGAGATGTTGAGGCTGAGTACCATGATTATGAGAGGAATGACTACCAGAACTGGGGATACATTCAGGCATTCAAAAGACCAATTCAAAGTGTCACTAGCTTGCGTCTTATGTATGGTGGTCAACCCTCCTTCACAGTACCAGTAGAGTGGCTGAAAATAGACAAGATGGGTGGTAAAATTCAGATGTTCCCTGCTCAAGGTAGTGCTAACAATCTGATTATAAGCCAGACAGGAGTTATCTTTGGTTTACAGCAGCGTTGGGGTTATGCTCCGCAGATGTGGGAGTTAAATTACAAGGCTGGTATGACTGAGAAGGATATTCCTGAGAACTTGAAGGTGCTCATCTATAAAAAATGTGCTATTGATGTGTTCACCGTTTGGGGTGACTTGATTATTGGTGCTGGTATTGCTAACCAGAGTATCAGTATTGATGGATTGAGCCAGTCCATTGGTACAACTCAGTCAGCCATGTATGGTGGTGCTTCTGCTAGAGTTCAGCAGTACAAGGATGACATTGAGAATGAAATCCCAATCATCAGAATGGCACTATCTTCACCGAGGATGGTGGTTTTGTAACATAACGCAGAAACATTTATTACAGCAGAGATGTACTCATGACAACCTCATGATGCTTCTCTGCTGTTTTTGTTTCAAGCATTATTGGTGTAGATATTACTAATTAGCAATGCTACACAACAAATTATAAACATGAAAGGAGAGAAGTCATAATGTCTAACATTAAGAACGTTATTGTAGACAGCCAGAAGTTCAGTGTCAAAGATGAAGATGCGAGAAAATCCATTGAGACATTGAATGAGACCAAGGCGAACAAGGCTGATATTGGCAGTCCACTGGTAGCAGCAACTGCTTCTGCTATGACTGATAAAAGCAAAATCTATGTCTATGTTGGTTCTGAAAGTGGATATGAGACTGGTAGCTGGTATTACTATGACACCACTGCTAAGTCTTGGAAACCAGGTGGAGTATATAACAGTGCTGCTGTTGTTACGGATAAGACACTCAGTCAGGACGGCATTCCAGCTGACAGTAAGACCACTGGTGACAAATTTAAGTCACTGGAGGAAACCTTCACAACCGATAAGACAGAAATCAACAGCCAGCTGGAGGAAATGACTGATATTTACAACACTACAGGTGCTATGTATGCTTCTATCAAGGATATGAGTGATAGTGCCAGTGAAGATGCTGAGGATGCTAAATTTGCCAGCCTTGAAGCTATGGGTGCTGCTAAGGAAGTAAAAGAAATCAAGGAAGCAGTGGAGAAACTTCAGATGCTCACTCCAGAGCAGATTGAAGGTACAGAGGTTCAGGAAGCAAGAGGTGGCAGGGCAACCTTGGGCACTAGACTGAATATGTTCGCATACAAGTTCGATGTGCGTGATGAAATGCTCTCAGACCTTCATCTGAAAGATGGAGATATTGCCATGGTATTTGGCGGTGAGGTCATCAACGATGGCAACCAGAGAGTGTTCAAAATTGTTGAACTGACTGATACACAGTCCATTGAGGCTGAGGATGAGTGGTATGAGTTAAGTGCACCTGCTGTTAGTGAAGGTGCTAAGCTGTATGCATACTCCATTGGTGGTTTTGGTACTGGAAATGGTACTGGAACAGACACTAGTGCTATTAGATTTGAGCTTCAGGACGTGGACAACACTGTATATCTGGAAGTGGGAAAAGGACTTGATATCACATTCTTGTATCGTTCTGGTGCTCTGTCTGGTACTCTTTACTACTCAACCAATGGATTTACCTATGAGCAGATGAACCTGCCTTCTGCTGGTTCTTACACGTTAAGTCTGCCTGGATTCTCTGTTCAGACTGCTGTAACGCTCAGAATGTATGTTCTTGATTCCGCAGGAAATATGTCTGAGACCAAGTCAGTTGTTATTCGTGTCGGTGACTTGTCTGCTACTATCATCACTACGGTGTCCGAGTATACTGATGAGGACGACATGAACGTGCGTTGGAAAATCAACGACATCTATGGTGCTGAAATTACTTCTCACATTTCATTATTGAAGAATAATGAGAAAATTGTGGACACTACTCAGAGTGGCGTGGTTGGCAATAACAATTATACATTTGGAAAGTTAGAAGCTGGTCATTATACATTCAAAGTATTCCTGACCAACGCAAACGGCAATATGTCCAGCACTGCGTCATTGACTTTCAATGTAAGTTCCAATAAGTCCATCGCAACATACTTTGTGAACCCTGGCACTGAGTTTAATGAAGGAAGTTCTATTGCCTTCAACTATGCTCTGTTGTTTAACGGCACAGGTAAATTCACCACTCAGGCATACGTGGATGATGAGTTGAAAGAAACTTTAAACACTGTTATCGGCTCAAATAACAACGTTATTCTGAGTGATTTAGCAGTGGGAACTCATACCATTAAATTGGTAACATCTAGCACTGATGGTATGATTGATACAGTATCTCAGGAGTTCAACGTCATCACTGCTGTTGAGTCAGTAGTAACCATCGAGGAAGATGGTATGATTATTGACCTTGACTCACGTTTTAAGACAAACAATAAGGATGATAAGGTCACTTGGGAAAGCAACACTGGTGTGGCTTCTGCTTCCTTGACCAACTTTGACTATAACAACAATGGCTGGGTGTCTGACGTGGTTGATAATGACACAACTTCAACTGTTCTGAAGATGAACGGCTATGATAACTATGTAAAGATGAATTTCTGCCCATTCTACACAGGTGATATGACTCTGGTAGACGGCATGGCAGTTGAGATTAAGTTCAAGAACTTTGACATGGGTGACGATGACGCCACGATTATGGAGTGCTTGGACACTAACAGTAAAGGATTCAGGCTGACCAATAGCAAAGCTATCTTCAACCCATTCGGCTCAATCGAGGATTCTGACAACACTTTGACTGTAAACCTGACCAGTGATGAGTGGCTGAGGGTTACATTCTTGGTTGTTAAAGGCATTGCTAAGACTGGTGCTGACATCTGGGACTACAACTATTACACCAGTGATGACT